AAAAAATACAGTAGTGGTAGATATTCTGCACTTTATACTAATTTAGAAAATAAAATTAAATTTAAAAATATTTTACAGTCATTTAAAAATAAAGATCATGAATCTCATTTAAATAATAGTGTGTTTGAATTTAATAATTGTACATATAATGTATCTTCTTTTTACAATCCTGGACTTTTGTTTAGTCATTTATGTGGAACTCTTGGAACTTTTACTATGTGTAGTGATGGTCCTTATGGTGCACCAGGTAAAGCAATGGGTCTATCTTCATATGGAAATAGCGAAGGTATGCGAGATGAGGACCTTGCTAAACAAGCTCAAGAAGTTACAGAAGAATACACCATAGATCTTATTGAACGGGCTTTAGTTTCTGCTAATTGTAAAAATATTGTTTTGTCTGGAGGTTATTTTTTAAACTGTGTAAACAATTATAAATACACTCAATATTTTAAAAACGTGAATTTTTTTGTTGACCCTTGTCCTCATGATGGCGGTACAGCATTAGGAGCTGCATTGTGGTATGATAATTACAAATAAAGAAGAAGCAATTGAAAAAATTTTAAAGCAAGAAATAGTTGCACTTTTTCAAGATATATCAGAATATGGTCCAAGAGCTTTGGGTAATAGATCTTTATTGTTTGATCCTAGAAACAAAGATGGAAAAGATATTGTTAATGTTATCAAAAAACGAGAATGGTATAGACCTTTTGCAGGCACTGTTTTATTAGAACATGCGAAAGATTGGTTTGAGATGGGAAGAATACAAGAGTCACCTTATATGTCATATGCCATACCTGTAAAACAAGATAAGAAAGAAATTATATCATCTATTACACATGTTGATGGAACATGTAGAATTCAAACATTAACTAGAAAACAAAACAAAAGTTTTTATGATTTAATAGAGTTATTCTATCAACAAACACAAGTTCCTATTTTACTTAATACATCTTTTAATTTAGCTGGAGAAGCTTTAGTAGAGACAAAAGAAGATGCTTTGGATACACTAAATAGATCAGATATTAATTATTTATACATACCTAATGAGTAAAGTATTTATTAAAGAAAACTTTTTCCCTGTTGATGTGTATAATCAAATTACTCAAGAAATGTTTTCTGTTGAATATATTGCTCCCCCAGAAGATTTAAGAGAAGCTCTAGAGGGATCGTATTGGCATGAACATAAACTTCTAGAACAATCTGATGTTGGAGTTGTTACAAAAAAATTAATAGAAGATAATTTTAAGTTTAATATTAAACAGTTAAATTTAAAATACACAATGGTAGGTGCTAGCGATATACCTCGTCCTCATGTTGACTCCTCTACAGGCGCTACTCATCAATGTTTAATTCACATGTATGGTGAAGAAGCTGTAAATAATGGCACAGGTTTTTATCATAAAAAAGAAAACGATGAATTAGAACTTAGTATTCATGTTGGGTTTAAACCTAACAGAGCTATATTTTTTTCATCTGATGTTTATCATGCTCCACTACAGTGGGCTGGAAATGGTTCTTGGAGATATTCCCTAGCTACTTTTTTCTTTTAAGCACTACAAGCTTCACATTCCATTTCGGAATCTAACCCGGTTACCATTACCTGTGCGTCGGAGTTATGTGGTTTACCTTGAATTGTATGTATATGTGGCACATTTTTATGCTCTAATAATTCTTTTTGTAGTCTGTCATTGTCTCTTTCCACTGCTAATAAACGTTCGTGGTAACGACTCACCTTATCAGCAAGGGTAGCTATAG